AGACCTTGAAGATCAGGGATTAAAAGCCTCAACGAGTCTTATCAATTCAGCTATCGAAGCTGTGTATGCTAAACTAAAGGCTTCTGAACCTACAAGTTAGCGGTCAGGTGCTCTATCCAAGGGGGGCAGTCTTTACTCTGATGCCCCTCACTTCTTGCCGGATTGCTATAAATCTGCTCTTTGTATTGTCGTTCTAGTTTCATCAAGAGCAGTATCAATAGATGATAAGGCTGTTCTTAATATAGAAAAATATTCAGGGTAATTTCGTGCGTCCTTTTGTTTTTCTAAACCCGGCGGAACGGAAACATAATAAGGATTTAATTTATCTGACGTAAATTTATTCAAGTCATTAGCCTTATCCCTTATTCTTTCGCAAAACTCTTTGACTTCCTCTGCCGCTGTCATTTGTTTTACAGTATTCCCTTCGTTCATTTCTTCCCCTCCTTCTTTTCCTTCCCTTCTTCTTTCTTAATCTGGTCTTGCAGTTCGGCTATCCGCTTTGGAACTAACAGCATTTCCGCATCCACAGCCCTTTTCTCTTGGGTTATGACTGCGTACTGCTGGTCAACGGCGGTCTTTTCCTTCTGCAAGGTCGTATAGTAGTCCTGAATCTTTGCGAGCTGATCTTGCAACTGCGCCGTGGTTTCTGCATAAACTGGCATTGACAACAACATTCCGATAAATAATGCTACTGCTAAAAATCTTTTCATAAATCCTCCTTTTAGTTAAAATGTGCTTTAGTGTCAGGTAGTGTAAGACTTGGCGTTCCATTGTAATAATAAGTTGATTTAGACGGACAATCCTTTTGAAACTGAATGTCAATCTTATACGCATCACCGATCACTTTCTTTATTGCCGCTTCTTTGTCTGCTAATACTTTCAAGTCAATGTCCTTATACTCAATAGTGATAGTGACATTATACTTCTGTGGTTTTATTTGTTCAAGAGCCACTTGCGTAGAAGCGGAATTAATAAATGGCTCACAACCATTCTCATTACATTTTTGTGCCGCCCCAACGACTCCTGCCAACATTAACACTACTACGACTGCGAATAATACTTTCTTCATTTTGATTCTCCTTTTTCTGTAATTTCTATTTTATTTCTATTACACCATTCTTGTAGGTTTTTAATTGGTTGACCTCTGAATCTTTTTAGTATCGGGGCGGTCAAGTCAATAATACCACTGTCATTAACTCTTGCACCACAAGTAAATCTACCGGAAGAAACATAAAACCACCGACTCATTTCTCCACCTCTCTGTAATCCCAAATAATATAGTCCTTCCCGAAGGGCTTTTTGTTGGAGTCTAGAAACTGACTCTTTAGTGATACCTGAACAAATTGTGGGTTTTTGCAATATTCCCTTGATACATAACCGTTCACCGCTTCGGTAATCATTCTACCACTTCTTTTTGGCTGATAGTGCCAATCTGTATATAAAGTCGTATCTTCATACGACACAAGGAAAACGGCTTTTTTGTATTCTGTTGTTCTGTCGCACTTAAAGTTCTTACTAACCAACACTTCTCCCGTCATTGTTGGCATATTAGATAAATCAGTTCTTGCGGCTGTTGGTTTACCATTTATTAAGGGTGAATTAAACTCTCCCGCCCACGCTGACACCGCCAACAATAATACTGCGATAATTATAGTTAGTTTTTTCATTTAGTCACCTTCTTTTATGGGTTTTTCCATACTTTAGCCTTCCACGGATTCTTCTGTAAGTGGTACTTCGGCAGGTGCATAGCAATAAGACTGCGTATGACTGTCTCTACACCATAGGGAGTTAATGTTGAGTTAACTAGGAGTTTATTAAATTCCTCTACTGTTCTGTGTATATTCTTTTCTTTAATCACCAGCCACCAATAGATAACCCCGATCCCCGCCAGCACCAGCCAGATAATACCTACGATTAAGTATGTCATTTTAAGTCCTCCTTATCAAGTTCATTATTCTTGTATATTTTGTCGTGCCATGCTGTAGCTATATTCCACGCTATTATTACTATAAGAAATAAATAAGCCAACGGAAGAGCCATAAATAAAAATATTACTCCGAAAATACTTGTTATTCTGTATTTCATCTCACCCTACTGTTAAGTCTTTCTATTGTTTCGTTGTGCTGTTTTACAATTAATGCGCTTTTGTTAAACTCTCCGATAAAATACCAAGTCACCCACAAGAGAATAACGGCAAAGGCGACCAGAATTATCGTGATTACTAGGCGTTCAAATTTCTTCATTTATGATACCAGAGGATATACGCTAACAGGAAACCGCCCCCCGCACCAAGCAAGGAAACGGTAATTAGCGTCGTTATCGTTCGAACCCACGCCCAAATAATCTCACGCATTAGTCCGTCAATCATTCTTCTCATAAAAGCTCCTTACGTCTGGATGTGTGGCGGTGGTCTTAGTCGCTTCCCAGTTTTCACTCCACGCTAAGACTATCAGCTCCGGTATCCCATCAACGCCAACATGAACACCGCCTTTGTTCTACTCTCGCCTTGTCTGCAAGCTGTAAGCTGTGGTCATCTGACCTACTAGACGTTAAGTTGCAAACTCTAGCCTAAATTGAGCCGTTTAACAGTGGCTCACAACACCGGATTGTAGGCTTACGCCTCCGGCACTACTTTAACTTTTTGTGTAATTTATGCAATCCTAATAATAATAAAAAAGCCTCCCATGCTTCCGTCAGGTATTCCCAGTAATGCAGAGTCCATGCCGCCTCATTCTTGTCCATTCGATAAAGATAGAAACCGCCCTCAATAGGAATGTCGGGGTGATTTTCTTCCCACGCTACCTTATAAGCGGCAATCTGAATTTGATAATCTGAATAGACGTTATTAGAGGATTTCCAGTCAAATAGGCATATCTTATCGTTGATTTCAGCTATACAATCAGGCGTAGCCCCGAATTGATACTCCTCACTGACAAGGTGTTCCTCTAAAGAAATGACTTTCATATTAACCATTTCCTTCCAGTGCAGGAAGTTATCAAAAGCCCTTTGTGCCTTTTTTGTGACATCTACGTCGGTTTCTTTTGGTATTTCATAGACCACGTTTTTAAGGTGAGCTTCTATCATAGCATGGGCTATCGTTCCGGCATCTGCGGCGGCTTGTGATGTTTCTCTGTGCCTACGTCCAGCCAGACCTTCCTCATTCGCCCACCACATTAATTGTTCCTTATTCCAGCCCAAGTTCGCACTTATAATAGTGGTCACACCTGATATTCTTTTTCCTTCTTTATTCTTATAGGGTATTGTTGGCATTTATCCTCCCTTGCTCCTTCACTATTAATTTCAGGCAGTACCGCATAATGACTTCTTTGTTCAGAGACCCCCAGTTTTTCTTCCTAAGAACCTTGCCATTCCCTATTGGAATCCCCTCTAATCCCTTACGGACTAGTAGAAGTCTTTTTAGATGGGATATTTCGTGTCCCCTTTTGTGGCAGTAAGAACCAATGTTGTCTATATAATTCAACTCGTCTTGGGTTGTCCAGTATAGGGTGGTTTTATCCATAATTAGTCCTTAAAAGGGCACGTTATCAGTATCGGGCATATCAGGAACATCCATTTCTGCTTTGTTTAATTCCTTCATTTCCTGCGATTTCCCGATGGTTTCTTTAATCCATTCCGGTATGTCCTCGGGAACTTCCGTATTATCTGAAAAAGAGAAGTAATAAGTCTTGTCAAAGGGTTTTACAGGAGGGATGCCTTTATAAAGAGGCAGAATAGCTGCTACATTGGCGTAAGTGTTGCCGTCTTTCTTAGATACCTCGCTAATGATCTGAATCATGCAATTCACGCCCATTAATTTTTGGACATCAAATTCACCTAGTTCCTCTTGGGTAAAAACCCTTCCTCTCCACGAAACGAGGTCTTTGTAGAGATTGGACTTCTTCCCGATAGACTGGGTATAGGTCTTACTCTTGACCCTCGGAGCTTCCAATTCTACCCCATTCTTTTCGTACTTAATCATCAATTCGGGAAATTCCCACATAATCAAGACTTTCTTTGCATAGGTGTCAAATTTGGGTGAATACTGCGTTCCGAGGTCTATCACACCGATACAAACCCCATGATACATTCCGTCTGGTATTGGATCAATTTTACTCTTAGCCGATACATTTAACATATTTTACTCCTTTTCTCCGTTATTAGTTAATCTATCGTTCAGAACCATGCTTTAAACGCCTCTGGTTGCCCCGTAGTGAATCTTTACCCCTACCCACTGGTTGCAAGGCGGACTTACATTGGTGCTGTAAAGCCATTTCAGCCATTGACTTGTTCCAAAGTATAGGAACTCTTATGTATTTGTGGCATTTTTCACAGAAAAATTGGTAGTGCATATTATCGTCCTGATGTCTGGATTAGATCATCTACCGCTTCCATAGGGGTAGGTTTCTCAGAACCCCAGTCATTATCAGCATAAGCCGAATAAACCTTCTTTTCATCATTGTCTTGATACCTTACCATCTCATACTCTAACGCAATATGCCCCTTAGGAAACGCCGCCTTCAGTTTCTCCCATGCCACCTCTATTTCAGGTGTGTAGAGTCCGCCCATAGCCTTGTCATAACAACTACGGCACATCCCGCTTTCATGGAACAACTGTTGGCTTTCCTTATCTTCGGGGATTTCCGCCCCACAGACCTTGTCGCCTATTTCATTGTTGCAGTGGTACATGGTTATCTCCTTTTTCTCCAAGGCAAATCTCTTATTATTTTAGCCAACCTTTTTCTTTCTTTTTCACTTCCTGAAACATCCCATTTATCAAACGGCGATTTAAAGTCACAACAATATCCTCGTCTGTTTTTAAACCAACTTATCGGGCAAAATACACAATCAAATCTAGCTTCAGCACAAGCGAAACATTCATTCTCTTTTGCTCGTTTAATTAAGTGTCTATAAGCGGGGTCATCCCATATATCAGAACTGAATTTATATGGACTTCCGCTTTTTGCAAGATCACCCCATAACTTTTTGTGTCCGTCACGATTAGTCTTTATTTCCATTGTGTCCTCCTAAGTCCTTTTGTCTGGATGTAGGACAGGAGTGTTCAGGAATTAATACTTGCATATTCACCAAATTTTTCAACTGCCGCCTTGTTGTATGCGAGTGCAGCATCCCTTTCCTGATTAAACCTGCCAATAGTAAATGTTTTTTTATTAATCCTAATAACAGCCCTCCATTTGTTTCTTTCTTTATCCCTATACACTCCCTTATATATTGACGAACCAAATTTCTTTCGTCTATTATGACAATTAATACTACGGCTCACTAATCTAAGATTTTCCCATCTATTATCATAAGAAACGTGATTGATATGGTCGATTTCTTTATCTTTAAGTGATCCTTTAATTAATTGGTGCATCTTTATCCATCTACCATTCATTCGTGTATGATAATAATAATTATCATCACCTTTTTTCTTTGTCACATACCATGTAAACCATGATAAATAAGGATAATATTTATCATCAACAATAGCATTAGGAATATTTTTTAATCTCGTTTTTGCCTTTATTAATTTCATAACTAACTGCCCTCAATGCACCCCTGCCCCTAGTGTCGGCTACTATGTACCACAGGTGAAATCGCTTGTCAAGTAAAATCTTTACTATCACCGTAAAAAAATAAAAATAAATCTTGACATTTTTTTAAAAGTATGCGGATAATGAGGCCATGAAAACTAGATTTAATATGAAATTATATAGGAAAGAGCTTAAATTACGGGGCTGGAACAATTCGGACTTAGCGAGGAAAATGGGTATTAGCCGTCAAAATTTAAGTTACCGTATCTATCATCCATCATTGAAAAGCCTAGAAGAAATAGCAAATAAACTTCAAATTACAATTAAGGATTTGATAAAATAACAAAGTATAGCTTGGGGAGCTATAAAAAATGAGAAATAAATTAAAGGAAAGCACAATTAAGGGGTATATATTAGGAAAGCAAGGTACTCATTGCCGAGCTCCCCACCTAGTATATCCCCTTTTTTGTGCGTAATATAATTATGGGTAAAGATCCAGCCGTATTATTTTACACTTCGGATTTTATTGCCGGGACACTAACAATGACCTATGAGCAAAAAGGAAAATATATTGTTCTTTTGTGCTTACAACACCAGCAGGGATTCTTAACATATAAAGATATGATTAACATATGTTCGACATATGATGAAGATATCTTTATCAAGTTTGTAAAAGAGGGCGATCTATACTATAACCGTAGAATGAAAGAAGAATCAGACCGAAGAAAGAAATATTCCGAGTCAAGAAGTGAGAATAGAAAAAACATATCTTCATCATATGATAAACATATGGAAACTGAAACTGAAACTATAAATATAAATAAAAAAGAAATAAAGGTATTCACCAGACCAGAAATAGAAGAAATTAGAGCTTATTGTCAGGAAAGAGGAAATAATGTTAATCCTGAAACATTTTTTAATTTTTACGAAAGTAAAGGTTGGTTGATTGGTAAAAGTAAAATGAAGAATTGGAAAGCGGCGGTTAGAACTTGGGAGAATAATGATTATCGGAAACAAGATAAGAAACTTTCTTGTGAGGTAGATTAATGTCAGTAGAAACTTACCTCAATAGAAAAGGGTTTAAGTTTTGCCGGAGAGGCGAGGAAGCGGTGCTTAATTGCCCCTTCTGTGTTGATACAGAAAAGAAGTTTGCGGTTAATTTAATAACTGGGGCTTTCAACTGTAAGCATTTAAACACTTGCGGAGTAAAGGGGAGTTTTTGGGATTTACAAAAGAAATTAGGTGATGAGCCAGAAAGGTTGAATAGTAATAGGGTATTTTATAGGACAGAAAAAAAGAGATTTACTGTACCGAGTAAGGAAATACCCCAAATGGAAGATAAGCAAGTTCCGGTTTATCAGTATTTAAAAGATCGTGGTTTTAGTGACGAAACGATAAAATATTTTCATATCGGGGCGAAAGAAAACGCAGTGATGTTCCCCTTCTATAAAAACGGAAAACTAACCAATATTAAATACCGGGATATTAGAAATAAAGAGATGTGGCAGGAAAAGGATGCACAACCTCTTTTATTCAATCGAGATAACATAATCGAAAATACTTTGATTATCTGTGAGGGTGAATATGATTGCATGGCCTTGCACCAGTACGGGATTGAGGCGGTGTCCGTTCCTAATGGCGCAGGAGGGTTGACTTGGGTTGAACAGGAATGGGAATATCTTGAAACCTTCAAGCATATAAAAATTTGCTTTGACTCTGATGATGCTGGAAAAGAAGGTGCGGCTACTTTGGCGGCTAGAATAGGAATGTGGAAATGTAGTCTTGTGGTTCTACTACTTAAAGATGCGAATGAGTGCTTAAAGAAGTCCATTCCTTTTGAGGAAATAATTAAATGCTTTGATAATTCAATAGATTTAACACCTGATACAATAGTTGAACCCAGTTACTTTTCACCTAAAATTCAAAAGTTGTTTGAAATGGGAGTGAAACTTTTTGGTTTATCAACGCCGTGGGAAGAATTAGATAGTATTTTAAAGGGTTGGCGGGCGGGTGAATTAACGATCTGGTCAGGAAGAAATGGTGCAGGAAAATCTACAATATTAAATCAGGTCATTCTTGATATAGCACAAAAGGGTGAGAAATCCTGTATTTATTCAGGGGAAATGTCACCGGAACGATATTTAAGATGGGCTGTTATTCAGCATAAAGAAAATAATAATCCTTCGCCTTTTTCTATTGATGATTCCTTAAAGTGGATGTCAGGGAAGATTTATATTTTAAATATTTCTGATATGATTATGCCAGATAAAATATTGGAAGATTTTGAATATGCGGCTCGCAGATATGATTGCCGACACTTCGTTATTGATAGTCTGATGAAAGTCGGTTTGAATGATAATGATGAATATAATCAGCAAAAGCAATTTGTTTCAAAGTTGGTGGATTTTGCCAAAAACTTAAAAGTTCATGTTCATCTGGTGGCACATCCAAGAAAGACAGGGCATGATGACGATACGCCGGGCAAGGTTGATGTGAAGGGAAGTTCGCACATTACAGACCTAGCTTTTAATGTTATTATTCTCAATCGGTCAAGTGAAGAACAGAAAGAAACAGCAAAGAAGAAAAACAAAACAGTTTCTGATTGCCAATTATATGTAGCCAAAAATAGGGAGTTTGGAGTTGAGGGGAGAATACACTTATGGTTTGAACCGACCTCTAAGAAATTTGATACGAAGGAGAAAGAAAATGGATGATAAATTATTATGGGAATTGGTTGATGCTTGTTCTTTAATGAGGTCAGGAGCAAGAGAAGGTCATTTTACGTTAATGAAATTCACGACTCATTGGAAAGCAATGTTTTTTACTCCCGACCTAGATAGTGGAAAGGGTAGGGATCAACTTAAAAAAGTTATTCCCGGCAAAACAAAAGAGGAAGCAATAATAATAGCAATTCGTGAATTATTAAAAGAGATAAAATTAGAAAAAGATATTTAGTCCTTATATCAGGATGTAGGAGGGGGAAATGAGTGATTTAAGAGGAGAGATAAGAGATGCTTTAAATCGGTGCTGTGCTGAAAACGGGAGTAATACACCAGATTATTTATTGGCAGAATATCTTTTAAATTGCCTTCAGGCTTTTAATAATGCAGTAAAAGCCCGTGATGATTGGTATGGAGTCCACCTTGAACCATGTAATAAGTATTTTAATGAGGAAGGGAAATGAGGGAAATGAACGACCTAATTAAAGCCGATGAATTTCACAAAGCCCGCAACAAGGTCATAGAAGGTGCATTAATGGTCAGGGGCGGAGGTTTGCAGATGGGCGAATACCTCTCTCTCATTAAGACCAAGAGATTGTGGAAGTGTGACGGGGCGCACATAAGAAACTTCGATCACTGGCTAAAGAACGACCTCGGAATGACTCGTAGTGCCGCCTATAACGCTATGGGGGTGTTTAAAAGATACTCTAAACTCCTAGCGGCTAACCCTGACTTCGCAGACCTGTATTTCAGTGTTTTGGTGGAGTCGTTGCCTTATTGCCCTGAAAGCGAAGAAGCTAAAAGCGAACTTTTGTATTCTCTCAAGGGGCAGACGGTTGAAGGAGTGAGGAATACTCTCCGGGAAAAAGCAGGGCTATTGCCGAGTGACGGGGAATGTGAGCACCCCGCCGATAAAATAAAAACTATTCAAGTATGCGGTGTATGTAATAGGTGGTTATAATGAAAGTAAACACCCTCCCAAAACCTGTTAAGATTAAGAAGGTCACAAAGAAGCAGTTAAAGTGCGAATGGGATAAACTAGACAGGGATTGCCTTAAATTAGTCGGGAAGTGTTCTGTTGCTAGGGACGGAACGTGTAGGAATTGCAATTCGGCCTATCGCCTCACCGGGCATCATATTAGGGTTAAACAACACCATGCCACAAGGTATTTATTGGACAATCTTATTACACTTTGCTGGAAGTGCCACTCAAAACAGAAATTCCAGCCGGAACAGTTCAACGACATGATTATAGACATAATCGGGCAGGGGTATTACAACGAGATGAAATGGAAGTCGCAAAGGATTGTTGATTGGACAGTTGAAGATTTAAAAGACATAAAAGCAAGTTTAACCGCTAAATTGAGGGAATTAAAGTCCTGAAATCTGGACGTAAGGGGGAAAATGAAAATAGAAATTGAAAGGAACGAATCAAGTTTGCCGATTATTTACGAAGCGATTAATGCTTACACAAAGGGGAATATGTATTGTATCTTATTTATCAATTCCAACAAAGAACGGATAGTGCATAAATTCCCCATGTGCAGTCTTTTCAGGGTTATTGAAGATTACCCAGACAGTAAACGATAGGAGGGTTATGAAAAAGTCCGAAATAGTAATCGAGATAATTACAAGGCTCAATCAATATCCAACACGAAGCATAGCGAGATACATTTTAGACACGCATGGGGGCTTGTTTGATAATGATTTTGAGAAAATCAGGAATGTAGTCAAGTATTACCGAGGGCAAATGGGTGAAGCAAAGCGCCAAGTGTGTCTGCACCTTATCAAACCGGACAAGAAAATACTCATGCCCGAAACATGGCGGCACGTCAGGACAAGGTATCAACTAGGCGAGGGTAAATGGCTTGTCTTGTCTGATATGCACGTTCCCTTCCATGAGATGAAACCGATTGAGGCGGCGATAGCTTACGGACAGAAAGAGAAATGCACTGGAGTGCTTTTAAATGGTGATGCTCAAGACTGCCAATCTATTTCCTTCTGGCCAGCCACGATTCGTAAGGATTTTATGCTTGAAGTTTTAATCTTCATTAAGATGCTTGACTTTATCCGGCAGGAATTTCCCAAAGCTAAAATTGTCTATAAACCCGGAAACCATGAATACAGACTCCCGAGGTATTATGCTTCTAAAGCCCCGGAGTTTATCGGCTCACCGTTGGCAGCTATGGAGTCTATGATTGACTTTGAAAGTAGGAAAATAGAGTTCCTTGACTACTATCAAACTGTCATGGCTGGTAAACTCCCAGTGCTTCACGGGCATGAGTTTAAATCATTATCAACGGCAGTCAATCCGGCTAGAGGACTTTTCTTAAAAGCTAACTCATACGCTGCTTGCTCACATTTCCACCGCACAAGTGAACACACCGACACAAATATAAACGATTTGTATTTAACAACGTGGTCATTCGGCTGTTTGTCTGATCTTCACCCTGATTGGAATCCTATGGGTGCAAAATGGAATTGGGGCTGCGCTATTATCGAAGTGGCAAAGAATGGAGATTTTAAGGTAAATAACCGTAGAATTTTATCAGATGGGAAAGTTGCATAATGATTAAAAGACACGACCATTATGCAAACCGTTGCAATAAAGACGTAAAATGTTATTTTTAACATAGAAAGGAATTATATGAGAAAGCCGTGGGGACATTGGAGAATACCCTGTCATTCAGGTAAAAGAGTGTTTAGTGTTTGGCTCAAGGATTTCTTTTGGGAAATGATTTGTAAATTGAGGCGATATTGTGAAAATTCCAAAACTAGAAATAGATAAAATCTATGAAGTTTTATGGATAGATAATAATATGCCTACGACTGTCGGCTGGATGGAAGATCAAGAATATAATGATTTTATTTCTAACAATATTGAGGATTTTGTTAGATCGGCTGGAATTTTAAAGGCTACAAATAGAAGATTTATAACACTTGCCGGTGATTTAGATTTAGGGAAAGTCAAGTCTAAAATGCGACTAATTAAGATTTTCAAGCCTTGCATTGTTTGCATTGCTGAATGTAAAACAAAGAAAATTTATGAGGCGAAGAAATGAAATATCTAATCTGCATACCTTTGTTGATTTTAGCTATCGGGGCGTTGATTGTTATCGTTCTAGGGATGATAATATCGTGGGAACGACCTAAAGGCGGAGGGTTGCCAAGATAAGGAGGAAATTATGGAAAAACTTAGAATCTACATCGCAGCACCATACAATCCGGTGAATTGCTCAACTCATGGGGCGGTTCAGACAGCACAGAGGAATGTTGACAAGGTAATTGAAGCGGCTAACGCAGTCCATGACAAGGGACATTACGCCTTTGTGCCGCACCTTTCGCATTACCTTCATATTCACTATTCATGTAAAGTTGACAGGGGTTTGTGGTATTACGAATACGACAATACGTTTCTTGATTTGTGGGCTAATGCGTTTCTTTATCTCATGCCGAGCTTTGGCGCAGATCAGGAACTGGAAAGGGCAATGCACTTCGGACACATAATATTTAAAAATCTTGATGAAATACCGGAGGCTAAATGAATTGGTTTAATAAACTATTTAGAGTCTGTAAGCATTGTCATAAGCTTTTCATAGCAGACAGGACAGACACGCCCCTTGATGATCTATGTAAAGATTGTAGAGAGGGGCTTTTTGAGGCGTGGTAAAAATGGATTGGCGAATTTGCGACCATGAATGGCTTGATAAATTCAAAGACAAGGCATATTTTCCGGCTACGTCTTACAGGTATTTATGTTCAAAATGCGGTATGTATTCTTATGTAGGGCCAATGTATGACTTATTGCCTGACAAATCCAAATCAGTATTTTTGCACGGGTTTAAGCCTTTTTAACTCTTTCTCTTATCCTTCCCCTTGTCCTTCTTACTTTCTAGCCTTTGGTGAAGTCTTGAGTTAAGCGCAAAAAACCTAATCCCTGTAACTTGTGGTTACAAAGTTCAGCTTTCACGCTTAACAATTAGCCTTATGGAGCCAGCCTCTCGTTTTGCGACTCAGTATCAAACAGGATAACTGAGTTTAGCCCTAGACGTTAGACTTACCTGTTTAGTCCCCCTGCTCGGCTCTAGGCTTTACCCACCGTGCGCCCTGCTCCACGATAAGCGCATAACTGTTTATGCCCCGTGCGGTTACCCCTCCCCAAGCATAAACCAAGCATGAATATCATTCAGCAAGCTGATGTATAAATACTTGTTAATAGAAAACAAAAACGCCCTAAAGGATTACTCCTCTAAGGCGTTTTAAAGATAACAGGACGGTGGTCAAACCGTCTGCTAAAGGGCAAAAATCAAATTGTGTTGTTAGGGTGACCATGCCTAGTTCCTTTATCTGTTACTTTGAGGCATACTAGGCATAAAACGCCCTAAAAGTCAATACCCTATCTGAAATTATTTATAGTACGTCCATTTATCAGGACTTTTCAGTACCCAGTTTACTATCTAACATTGACAATAGTGATAAAAAAGCCCTTTTCTCTTGAGCAATTTTTTTCTTTGTTGCCTTATTTTGTTCTAACTCAATATGGTAATTTTCCCACAAATTATATACTTTTATTAATTCTGGTTTCTTCATTTCCCCACCCCCCCTATTATCTTTACAACATCCCCTACTATCTGCGCTATTAGTTTCCGGTTGACATCTTCCCACCTAGGCATTGACATCATCTTATCTATAATCTCAAATACATCCAGTGGCTTTAATAGGTGCTGGATTACCTTATCTTTGTCTGCGTTAGCCTGTTTTAAGGCTCTGATTAAGCCCATAGCACGTAATATCATGGCGTAACCTCCTTTACATGAGTTTCAGGGACTTCAATCATGGTAGTCCAAACGTGCCAGATTAATTGATTGCGGTTGCCTCTGTATAGTGGTATTCTCTGACCTACCTTATATGGCAAACCCTTGACTCTTTTCAATAAGATATACCATTTCATAGTGTCCCCCCTCTAGTTAAGAATTATTATTTTTATAAACTCCTTACCTTCAAATACGCTTTTAATACTGATAATATTTACCTTCGTTCTTTTTGCTACCTTAATTAATTTGATTAATGAGTTACGCCGAGCGTTAAGGTGTCTACTCCTATACCCGCCCTTAAAGACTTCATTTTTAACAAACAATTTATTTTTAATCGGATATTTGTAAATTGTCATTGTCGCCCCCTTACATATAAATCATTGTTGCTATTACTAGTCCTCCAGCCAACAGGATCAGAAGCCCTGCGGCTGCCCAGTTCCAAAGTGTTTCTGTTTGTTGAGTGGTCATAACTACTCCTCGAAGTAAAACTGTTCACAATAGGTTTGAAGCGCGTCTTGATCGTCTTTATTGTCAATAATATATTCAGTCCAGCCTGTAAACCAGTCTTGATACTCAATGTGCGGATTTAAAGGTTGACCGTGTTCATCTAGTTCGCCAATGATCCGGCAAGCCGGCCCGCCCCAGCATAACAGAATACAAAATTCTTCCGGCTCTGCTGTGCTTCCCGGTGAATGCCAGCCGCTTCTTACTTCTACACTTAACGGATCTTGATTAATTCTTTGTATTGCATCTTCCCGTTCGTTGTCATCTTCGGCATTAAGACCCTGTACCATTTCCACAATACTTTCCAGTTGAGCCTTTGCCTGATCTTTGGCGCGTGTATCTTCTTTTGTTTTCATTATCTTACCCCTTCCGCCGGGATTAGCCGCCCGGCTGTTATTTAGTCCCAACATTTACAATTTTCCACTTCATAGTGGCCACACCTTAAACGATAGTTATCTAATCGGATAGGTAATAACTTATCTATTTGTTGCATTTGTTTGATTACTTTTGGTTTTGACCTTTTTTCTTTTACAGGGGAATTTTGATACGGTTGTAATAAAGCCGCGTGTAATCTTACGTGATCTCCTATATCAATAATCGCTAAATTTAAAATCTTGTTATTTAGTGGGTTGAGATCACGATGATGAACACAATGACTATTCCAATTAATTTCAGGATATAATTGTTTCATTAATTGGTGGGCTTTTCTACGGGATTTAAAAATAAGTTTTTCTTTTTCCATTGTTTATTCCACCTGTAAAGAATTAAGGTCAATCCACTTCTCACCTTTGCCGGATAATGGAGTAACTAAAATATCATCCCGACCAAAAGCCTTACGATAATCAATAACCTGAACTTTTACCTTTAGACCGTCAAAATTAACAAATCCCTCATTTGTGCCGTTTGTTCGGTCACTTACCACTTGTGCAAATTCTCTTAGTGTCATAATGTATCCTCCTTTGTTATATTGTTGCCTATAATATATACCTTATAATTAGTATGTCAAGAACTATTTGTGTCAGTATTAAAACTAGTATTTCACATCCAAACGTCTGGACGTTGCGCCCATGCAAAGCTATGCGCCTACCAAAGAAAACGGCTCCTGCAGGCTCCTGACTATAAATATTTTAAGAATTATCTTGACTAGAACGCTCGTTCTATGTTTCTATAAACCAGCGGCCACGCCTACACTTAAACATAAGAGAAGCTTTTAAGCTACTAAACAACTAAACCATAAGGCTGGCCGCCTTTTATAAGGTATTTATGCAAGTTGCCATAAATAGTAAACCTACCCCAAAACAAGAACAAATAATAGCGTTACAAACCGAACATCCCCATATTACACGCCGAGAGCTTGCTAAACAAGCCGACACAAGTACTAGTTATGTTCAAGAAGTCCTAGAACGGTATAATCTGACTAAACAAAACATAGACGATTTTAAAGATAATAGAGCCGATGTGTTCGCTGGGCTGCAACATAGAATAATATCCAGCATCACGGAACAAGATATACAAAAAGCACCAATGGGATCAAGGGTTTTGGCTGCTGCTCAGCTCTATGATAAGGAACGAATAGAGCGTGGTCTATCTACTGAAAACGTTTCATATCATGTGGTTACTGAAGACATTAGCAAGGTCAATAAGGAGATCACAAGGCTAGAGCGGGAGCTTGCTAGACTGCAATCACAGGAGAGTATGGGTACTTCTTTGGGTGCATCTGATAGTATAGACGCAAGTAATAGTATATGATATTAGTAAGTTAAGGTACGAGTTAAAATGCTGGTACAGGATACGAAGTGAATTATAGACACCGGGGTACAGGGGGGATTACCACCCCCCCTCCAGTATAATCACAGTATTCCCGGTTATTGGCGAAAAATATAAAAGGGGATTTAAGTATATGAAATTAGGGTACAAGATATTTCCAAGGTCTGAGAGGTACAGAAGGAATTGGGAGAGGATATTCAGGAAGAAGGGGAAGTGTTTGTCCCGTGGGGACTAGTCATTTAGTGTAGTAATAATGCTAGGTTAAAAAATAGCGATATTTCGCGCAGGGGGGATTATGGGTCAGATTATAGGTATGGAGCAGGTGGCTTGTGAGGAGTGTATGAAGGAGGTTATGGCTTCGTGCAAGAAGTTTCATTGTCAGATAGTCCCGATGATACAGTTTATCGGGGCTGGGGTGGCGAATTTCGGGTTTCACGTTGTTCCTTTGGGGAAGCAGATACCGGGGGTTCCTGAGAAGCCCTTGGGGGATTTAAAGGAGAGTCACTAATGCCAGCAGTTAGTAAGAAACAAAGAAGGGCGATGGCTATTGCGGAACACAACCCTGAGAGATTGTATTCTAGGAATAAGGGTTTGGCGGATATGAGCCAGAAGCAACTACATGAGTTCGCCAAAACCAAAGAGAAAAAGTTGCCGAGGAAGAAAAGACGTGGATAGGATTGAGGAAATCCAGACCAAGTTAGTCGAGTTGAAACAGAAGAAATTGGAACTTCTTTCACTGGCGGACAGGATTGCTCAAGAGAACAAGATTGAGTTCGTCCCCAACCAACCCAACCCGAAACAGGAGAAAATTCTTAATGCTTGGTTAGACCCCCAATATAAGGTTTTCTACTTCACCGGAGGTAATAGGTCTTCTAAGACAACTACTTGGGTATGGCTGGCTATAGCTGCACTATTTGGTTATTACCCATGGAACCCTAGTATTAAACTAGTATTCTCTCATAAGGGGCCTAGGAAGATCAGGGTTGTGGGTCAGGACTGGGGAGTTCATATAAAGACGGTTATCATCCCGACTTTAGAAGAGTGGTGGCCGAAGAATCGAGTGGTTGAGAAGAAAAAGAACAACGAAGGAATAGATTACTTCTGGAAGGACGTTAAGACCAAATCCACCCTTGAAATAATGAGCAACGGGCAGAGGGCTGAATTATTTGAAGGATGGAAGGGGGACATTGTTTTTTATGATGAGCCGTCTTCGAGGGATATTCGAGTCGCTTGTGCTAGGGGTCTAGTGGATTACTCCGGCAGAGAGTACTTCGGCATGACCCTCTTGAAAGAGGCGTGGGTGCAGAAGGAAGTCGTAAAAGCCACCAATGATGACGGAACTCCCGACCTTTCAGTTTTTGGGGTAAATGCGGATATTTTTAACAATGTTTCCAGATGTGGGGAATGTGACGACTACCTAGAAAGGTTTGAAGACAGGGAAACCGGAACCGTTGGGATATGTTCTAAGTGCGGAGAAGTCACTAATTACAAGAAATTCGGACTAACGATGGAAGGGGTGAGGCAGTTCGAGAAAACTCTAAGCCCCAACGAGAAAGAGGCAAGACTTCACGGCGTACCTGCGTACTTGGACAACCTGATTTGGAACGTGGATAGAAGGATTCACGTCAAACCTAGATTCAGAAACGGGATTCCTCTGGATTGGATTGTTGACGTATTTATAGATTTTCACCCTTCTAAACCGTGGGCGGTTAGTTTTTACGCTACGGAACCGAGAGGGTTTCACTGGCAGGTGGCCGAGATATGGGATCACGGCAATTCAAAGGCTATGGCGGAGAGAATACTGAAGGTCATTATAGATAATTCTTTAAGAGTCGGCGGGATATGGATTGACCCTTTAGCTAAAGGAGATGCGAACTCCGGTTATACAGACGAGACCGTTTTTATGATTATGTCCGATGTGTTCGCTTCTCACGATATTTACTTACAGGTAGCTTCTAAAGACAAGGACAATGGGATTAAACTGGTCGAGGAAATGCTGATGAGTGAGAACGAGATTCCCTCTCTTTTTTTCTTCAGTGACCTCAAAAAGAGCATAGAACAGATTGAGAACTATGTCATTGATCCGAAAACTTTAAAGCCGTCCAAGGAAGAAGACGATTTTTGCGAGAACCTTTATAGATATGCGTTAATCAACCGACAATGGGAAGAAGAGGTAGAAGATGGGGCCGAATACATCAGGGATGACAGAGGCAGGAGCGCAACCACTGGATATTGACAGTCTTTTTGACGGAGTTAATGACACTTCCGCCGAAGAAGTCAATATCGCCCGAAAGATGAAACAGGAAGAACTTGATACAATCGGAAGTAGGGTTGTGGAAAGTTTCAACGCTGATATTGACTCTCGGACTGATTTCGACAAGAGAAGGGCTAGTTGGCTGAAGATGTTTGCTGGTTATCGTGACCCGAAGGACTACCCTTGGCCTAAAGCCTCCAACACCCACCTTCCATTTATCCTCGTAGCTTGCCTTCAGTTTCAAGCAAGGGCTTATGAAGCCCTTTTAGGTAAGGATATAGTCAAGTGTTTCACCCGTGACGGACTTCAGAGAGACGCAGCCAAGAGAACCGAGAACTATATGAACTACCAACTTCGGTTTGAGATGACCGACTGGGAAGAAGATATGGATAAACTTCTCATGGCGCTCCCTGTTGACGGGTTCGTAGTTAAGAAAACCTACCCTGATTATGAAACCAAACAACCTGTTTCCAAATTTCTCACTGTGGACGAGTTTGTTGTTAATTACAAAGCCCGAAGCCTCAACGACCCTCGTTTAAGAAAGACACATATCATCTGGAAAGAAATTGACAAAATAGAGGATTTGCAAGACCAGAAGGTTTTTTTAAAGCCGGAAGGATTAGTTTTAAGCCCTGAAGACAGTAGAACTGACGGCAATACGCCCGAAACCAAAAACGCACAGGATAAAATAGAAGGCTCACAGGAACCCGATGCGGAGTTCACCAATAAAAGAAAACTTCTCGAACAGCACGTTTATCTTGATATTAATTACAACTACAAGGAAAAGAAACTTAAACAGAAAGACGGGAAGTTCAGACCTTATATAGTCACGGTGGATTATACCAGTGAGAAAGTTTTAAGAATTGTATCAAGACTTTCATGGGATGAAGACCACTCAAGGGACAAGGTAGAGGAATACTTTACCGGGTATAGTTTTATTCCCAATCCCAATTCGGTGTATGCTTTCGGGTTCGGTCAACTTCTTGACCACATGAACGAAGCCGCCGACACCGCTTTAAATCAACTCTTAGATGCCGGACATCTGAATAATATCATAGCTGGATTCATTAATAAGAGAGCAGGACTTAAAAAAGGTGACATGGGTTTTGAGATGGGAGTCTTCAAAGAAGTGGATGTTATGGCTCCCGACATAAGAAACGCCATTTATCAGTTCCAGTTCAAGGAACCGAGTAGAATTTTGTTCGCAGTCATAGGGATGCTGCACGACTACGTCAAGGAAACCACTACTACCTCCGAGTGGATGTCAGGTGGTATGCCGCCTTCCGACACTGCAGCGACTACTATGCTTGCCGTTATCGAACAGGGACTAAAGGTTTTTTCCGTCATTCAAAAAAGACTCCACAGAGCCTTCAGACAGGAACTTAGAAAGATATTTGACATAAACCATGATGTTCTGGACGAAAAGGTTTATGCCTTGGTTCAGGACAAGACCTCAAGGGAATGGAAATCCATCGAAAGTGGGAAAAAGGATTTTTCTAGCAATGTGATGATTATTCCCGTTTCCGACCCCAACATCACGAGCAGGGCGGAGAAACTTATCAAGAGCCAACAGGCATTAGCGGAAGTTAAAACTTATCAACCCGGCCCACAGACGGAGATGGCTCTCTACGCTGCTAGACAGGATTATTTTGAATCCATGGAAGCACCGAATATAGAACAGATCAACCCTAAACCCCAACCACCTCCGCCTCCACCTGATTTGCCTCCGGAAGTGGAAAATAATATGCTGATAAAAGACACAATTACTCCAGCACTTCCAACACAGAACCACCATGAGCACGTTACGGTGCATGACGGATTTAAGGCATCTAATTGGTTTGAACAACTAACGCCTCATGGCAAGAAATTACACGAAGCTCATGTTCGTGAGCATATGGGTTTTTTATATCTTGCGGAAGCTCAACAGCATAAACAGGCAGCTATGCAATATCAGGGAGGAAATTTCGGTAGTAGCACGACAGGAGGAATGAATGGATGATTTTTATCTGGAGAACGTAAAAGAATGGCAGCAACTTCCAGTAACTAAGACTCTTATTCTTATTTTAAAGGCATATAAATATGAGACTCAATGCAAGTATATCCAAAGTCTAAGTATAGACCAGTTTCAATATTTAAGGGGTTTAGAAATAGGTTATGATCGTGCCATTCAGGTCATTGAAGAGGAAATAAAGAATCAGGTTTCTATAAACATAGAGCAGGTTCCGGTGATTGTGAAGTGAAAATATATAAATACTTATATAAAATTTTTAAGAAAAAACTTCCAACTATTAGTGAAATATCAGATTTTAGAAGTGCAATATCGGAAAGTCGCTTGCGTTATAATAATTACATGAAGAATTTTATTGGAAAGTAATGGAAAAAATAATTGAGTTGATAAAAAAATATATCAATGATAAACTTTATGGCAAGATAGTTATTATTTTTGAAAGTGGGAAAATAGTCCATGTTGAAAAAACAGAAAGCATTAAAATTTAAACCGATGACTTTTAGTGATTTAAAACCACATCCTGACTATTATAAGCCCCTAGAGGGTGAAGATAAAAAAGAGTATGAAATTCTTATAAAGACATTAGGAATTTGGAAAAAGTAGTAGCTCTTTGAAAAAAGAATAGGGAACGCTATAAAAAAAATTGAGGCGAATTGCAGAAATGTAGTTCGCCTTTTTTATTTCATCTGAAAGGAGATGCTTATGGAAATAGGTCTAAGACCGCTGTTTTCAAGGTTATTGATTAAACGGAATGTCATTAAGAAAGTCGGGTCAATAATCATTGCAGAAACAAGTCAGGAAGCGAAAGTCGGTGTGGGAGAGATTATCGCCGCAGGAGTTGATTGTGAAATCGCCAAAGAAGGGGACATTGTTTTATTTGGGAGATACGCACCTTATGCATTGAATAAACAGGAACTCACTTGGGCAGGAATCGAAGTAACAGAAGATAAGGATGTTGAATATCTTTTGTGCAACGAGGAAGATTTACTCGCAATAAAAATCGCAAATAAAAAGGAGAAGAAAAATGGGTACAGAGGAAGGGGTTGATACCCCGCAAGTTAATGAAGCGCAAGTTCAGGAAGAACATGATTTCAGGGACTTCGTAGGCGTGGAACACGATGCCGAAAAAGACTCGTCATGGGACAACAAAAGATTCCGTCAGGTTTACCGCCGGTACAAGGACGGCGAAAGAAACACGGAACAAATGCGGAATGACATCAAATTGATGTCCGAACACAACCGTAAACTAGCGGAAGCTGCCGAGAAGATAACATCTTCCACGCAGAAAATAGTTGAAAGTCAAGTTCAGAAAGCGGTTGATACGGGTCAGGCGGAAATAGAGAAGATGGAAACCGACATTAGAGACCTAAAAACCGCAAGAAAAGCGGCACGAACCGAAGCGGATTGGGACAAGGTTGATGTTCTTGACGAGCAAATCCAACGACTGAACACGAGAATTGACAGGAAAAAGGACGATTTAGAAAAAAAGGCAACAGCAGAGAAGGAAAAACCGAAACCACCGGCGGAAGACCGACCTGACACGAAAGCTATCAAGGAATTTGTGCAGGAAACAGCATGGTTCAATAGCGAAAGTGACGATTTCGACCCTGTAATGACTAGTGCGGCTAAGGAATATGACACCGCCCTGATGAACAAACCTAAATACAAAGGGAAGATTGAACTCACCGCTGAAAGACTGAAAGAAGTCGCCGCCTATATTGAAAAAAGGTTCGAGTGGAAGAAAAAGGCGGAAAAACCCACTCCACAATCAAAGGTTGAAGGGGTTGAAAACGAAAGAGGTGAAAACCAAAACAAGGGGAAACGGACATTATCGGCTGAGGAAAAACGAGTTGCTCACAATATGATGCCTGACATAGACCCTGCAAAAGCTGAGGTTGAATACCTCAAGCAACTAAAAATAATTGAGGAGGGATAACAATGGAACCCGCAGAAGAAGTAAAAGAAGTAGTGAAACCGAAAAGAATGTTGACTAAAGAACAGAAAGCAAAAATGCAGGCAGGACGTAAAAAGGCAAAACCATTGCCTATTACCCCTGAAAAAATTGATAATTCTCCTAAAGGGAAGTCGGCTACATGGCGACCCGCTAGGATAACGGATATACCGATGGAAATGAAAGACCCACGTTTCACTTATCGTTTTATTTTGGACAACCCAAATTCTATCAGGAAACGGTTAATGGAACAGTGGGAAATTGATAAGGATATTGCCCGCAAGATGGATGAAAAATTCGGTGCAAGAACCCTGCAAGCCGGACTCACCGTGGATGGTGCATACAGAATCAACGAATTAATCCTTGTAAGGATGCCAGCGGAAGTTGCCGAAAGTCGGCGGAAATATTTTAAAGAAAAATCACCCGTCCAAGATGCCAAGGCTTTAAAACAGAGAATGAGAGAAAATGCAGGAGACTCACAAGCGGGTATTTATACCCAACATCCTTCAGGTGTCATTCCTGATATGAATAAGTCTGGAAAATGGGACGGGACAACGTAAGAGAGGTTTAAAATGGCTAATACTAATGCGCCTTTTGGGTTTATCCCAATCGGACATATATCAGGCGGAGCAATACCTGAACCTCACCTTTACAATGTAACAGCAAGTCAGGTTATATATAGAGGCGACCCAGTAATTGTAACTTCAGCGGGTTCGATAACAGTAGGGGCGGCAGCTTCGGGAGTAGTTAATCTCGGAATTGCGGCTGAATACTTCCCCGATCCCGTACAGGTTGCAAATGGGACTACGCCCACGACCATGCACATATATGATGATCCGGGCATACTTTATAAGGTTCAGGTGAAAACAGGTGTTACCACAACTTTGGCTAACACAATTTTTATGACATCGAACATCATTACCTACGCAGCGGGGAGTACGATTTCTTTACAGAGTGCAATGGCGCTTGATACTCCCGGAACGGGAACAAATGATTTCCTTATTTTAGGATTATTCCCTGCTCCGAACAATGCGTTGGGTGATAGTGCGATAGTTATCGTGAAGTATAACAAGAGTGTCTTTACCGCTCCATATGCGGGAATCTAGGAGGAATAAACCATGGCTAGCAATACTGTAAATTTTAGTCAGTTGTTGTATCCCGGACTGGCGGCTATATGGGGAACTTCCTACCCGGATTACAAACCGGAGTGGAGTCAGATATTCCCCGTTAAACCATCAAGTCAGAATTATGAGAAAACCCTTGGGATGTCGGGTTTTGGTCTTGCACCGATCAAAGATCAGGGCAAAGCCATTGATTACGATGATCCTTTCCAAGGGCCAGTACACAGCCTTTACCATTTTGTGCGTGGTTTAGGCTTTATCGTAACCAAGGAAATGTGGACAGATGACCAGTATGGTAAGATCAACGCACTTCCAAAAGCACTGAAAAAATCCATGCACCAGTCGAAAGAGTGGGATCATGCAAATGTTTTAAATTACGCATTTACTTCGAGTACTGCGTATTACGGGGCAGACGGTGTATGTCTGTGCTCGCTGTTACATCCTCTTTTGGGTGGAGGCTATATTGCCAACACACCCGCTACTCAGTCCGATTTAAGTCTGACTGCGTTGGAACAGGCAGTAGCTATTGATATTCCGGCGTGGGTGGATGATAGGGGTTTGAAGGTCAATCTTATGGCTCGTAAACTCATTACGACCACTCTTAATGACTGGACAGCGTTCCAGTTGTTAGGTGCGGATAAAGACCCTGAAACACCAGCTTCCAATGCACCTAATCCAGCGAAAAACCTGTTCCCTGAAGGAAGGTTGGTAAGTCACTACATTACCGATACCGATTCATGGTTCATTCTTACCGATTGCAGCGAAGGTTTGGTGAGTTACAAGCACACCAAGTGGGGACTTCAGTTTGGTAAAGACAATGATTTCGGTTCGGACAATGGTCTTTTCAAAGCAACTGACCGTTATGTGGCAGGTTGGGACGACCCAAGATGCATTTACGGCTCATCTGGAGCTTAACAATTAACATTCATCAATGGTTGGAGGTTGGAGATGAATATCAACAAAGCAAGTTTATTAAGGATAAATTCACAATTATTGACGGCGGCGGAACTCGTGGGTTCTACCACGACAGCCCCCGCTCGTTTTGTAATTCATAATGGGCCAATAGAGGTCAAATATCTAGGAATACAGGTTCTAACGGCTATTCCTGCGGGAGCTAATACTTTAACATTCCGTTTCACTCCTGAAGACGGTTCACAAACCGATTTATGCGGAGCTACAGACACCGCTTCTGCTGCGGCAGAACAATTATTTTTGGTTGATGGCGTAAAAACCACCGCCTTGGTAAAAACGACTGAAGTCGGAGTACAAGCTGCGGGACAAGTACTTCATATGCCGATTTACCTATCTAACGGGTCAATTTATCTTGTATTCAGTTCCACAGCACCGGCAACAGGATTGGTCAAACTGTTTATGGCTTGGTATCCTTTAACAGTAGATGCCAAAGTAAAAATGTACTAGGAGGAAAATAAAATGATAGGAAATCAAGCAAGCCTTTTGAGACTTCAGTCAAAAATATTACCGGCGGCAAGTTTAGTAGGTGGTGGAGTAAGATTTGTTGTAACTGGCCCAATAGAACTCCGGTCACTGGGAGTAAAAGTCGAAACAGCAATAGCTACAGGGAACTACCCTTTAATGATTGAGTTTCTCCCCAAGGGAGCGGCTACTCCGATTTCGTTGTGCGCTTATACGAATTTAAGTGCAGCGGCAGCGGAACGGTGTTTTTTACTGGACGGAACGAAAGCCACGGCACTTTACAAGACTACGGATTTAGGTATAGGTGCGGGAAATGTCCTTCATATGCCTATGGTTTTAAGTGATGGGACGATTAGGTTGAATTTTGTAACCTGTCTTTCCACTCCCGGATTGGCGATAGGGTCAACACCTGCGAATGTATCTAATATAGCCTTCACTTTTAATGTAGTTGGAACGACAGTAAGCAAAGCGGCAGTTCCGATAGGAACGGCTCTTACGGCAGTCACAGTTCCTCAAAATAAATATGGACTTTGGGCGTTCACTATCACAGCAGGAGGAACGATTACAGCTACTGCAGCCGCTGGTAATGCTTCTGGTTATGATACAGAAGTAGCGGCTATTGCGGCTTTACCAACAACCGCAGCGGCTTCGGTTCTCATGGGTTATATAACAGTAATGTCCACTGATGGAGGCGGTTTTATAGGAGCAACAACGAGTTTGGCTGCGGGAGCAGTTACAGCCGCTTACTACAGTACTTACGGCCCACCGGCAACGGGAGCAGTAAAGGCATTTTTATCTTGGTATCCTTTGGCTATGGATTCCAAAGTACAGATTATGCCATCTTAAAAACACAGAGTCGGTGAAATGCCGAACAGGAGGATTTAATGGCTTTTCGACTTTTCGATAAAGTTACTTCTATTGGTGCAAGCAGGGCAGTTAAGTTAAATTTAGACATAGGGGTTAAAGACCATACAGTTCATGTTTCCTACTCTCCTACAGACGTAACCGCTGTTTCTGCTTTAACTATCAGTCTTCAGGGGTCGTATTCAAACAAAGACGCTTCTACGGGGGTGATAACTCCTGCTGGACTTGCTTTGGGGACGGGTAATACTAATAAGAACCTTGCTATTGGGACGGCATTTAACTACCTTCTTAACGATACGAACTATTCGGCGGCTGCAGTAGCCGCAGGAGTTGTGTTTTCAGCGGCTCATGTCATTGGAAACGGAACGGCAGGGAAATTTGGGGCAGTCAATGTTTACATTGATTCTAGTGGAGTTTTACAGACTATTGTTCCCGGAGCACAAACAGTAACCCCACAACTCTATACTACTGCGGCATTGGCTTTTGCTGCGGCTGCTGATTGGGTAAGGGGTACTGATTATCCGCTTACTTATTGTCCCGTAGGGAGATTGATTATTTCCTGTGATTCTAAGACATGGACGGCTAACTCTAGCAACCTGACACCTACTTCTGGACTTACTTCTATTCAGTATGTGTCCTTTGCGTCAACCTTCAAGGATATAGTTACATACACGTTTACGGACAACGACTTAACAAATATGGGAGCTATGTTCTCATTTAAGGGGTCGAATCCTAAATGGGTAAGGCTTTTCCTTTCGGTGTTGACGGGAAGTGCACAGGTAAGTGCAAGGTATATGCCAGAAGACAGTGCTTAGGAGTTTAAAATAATGTACAAGACTTGCACTCAATGTAAAATAGAAAAACCAGTGACCGATTTTTTTACAGAAAAAAGAGGAAGATATGGAATACGTTCAAAGTGCAAGTCTTGTATGATTAAAAATTCTAATAAATGGAAAAAAGAAAACCCAGAAAAGGCAAAACAAATAAGTATAAAGGCTAATGGTAAATATCGTAGAATAAATCACGATATTTTAAAAGTTAGTAATAGGAAGGCGGCGGCAAAATGGTATAGGGAAAATCCAAAGAAACAAGTAGAAAAAACTAAAATATATAGAGCGGCACATCCAGAAAAAGTTAGGGCGTGGAAATATACAAGAAGGGTTTTAGAGAGTTCGTTATCAAGTAATACAGTCAAACTTGTATATGAAAGCAATATTAAACAATTTGGGATGTTAACTTGTTATCTTTGTTTTAACCCAATTCCTCTTGGCAAAGATCACCTCGAACACAAAATACCTTTATCAAGAGGCGGTGATAATAATTATAATAATTTAGGTGTTTCTTGTGAAGGATGTAATTGCTCAAAAGGAAAAAGAACAGTGGAGGAATTTCTAGGTGAAAGTGTACCCACGCAATCGTTATGTGCCTAACACATATAAAAGAACCTGTGATAGATGCGGATTTGATTATCTTCGCTCGGAACTTATAAAGGAAAAGAGATCTGGGGCGATAGTCTGTTATGGCTGTTATGACCCGATTCACCCACAGGATTTACCTAAGCTACCAAGAGTAACGCCTTTAAGAAAGAGGGATTAAGATGCAAGCCCAAAATTCTCAAGTATTTGCTACAACAGTTCCGGTCATTGGGAATACAGGTACGACTACATTTCTGATGAATTTGGATAAAATTATTCGTAAGTCCCTGAAAAAATTTGGGGTTACTAATCCTCAACCAGACGAATACCAGAGTGCCGCTGATGAGTTAAATCTCATAATGAACGATTTACAGAACAGTGGTACTTTGCTCTGGAAACAGAGAGAGGCGATAGTTCCTCTGATTGCAACGTATCCTTCATACTATCTTGACCCTTTGATGACTGATGCTATGTACTGGTTTTTCCGGCAGAACGGAAACGATACGGAAATAACTCCGTTCACCAGAGAAAATTATATGGCGCAATCTACCAAAAAGGAAGGCGGAGAACCTAATAGGGTATGGGTGAATTGGCAACTTCAACAACCTATCGTTCACTTTTATCCAGTTTGGCAGTATTCTACAGGATTTGTCAAAGTAGGTACTGACAGTTACCTGTGTATTTTAGACCACATCTCCGATGCTACAAACCAACCCGTTACGGGTAGCGGAGATTGGCAGTCGTACTGGGAAATCTGTACCATTGCCACCGCTTTAACTACAAGTACTTGGGTAACTGGTACTTCTTATTCTTCGGGTGTTGTTTACTTCACAAAGACCGTGAGGGCAGAGGATGTTCTCAGTGCAAGGGATGATCCTGATGCCCCTGTAAGGTGGGACAATGCCCTAGTGTGGCTTTTAGCGGATGCTCTTTCCCCTGAACACGCTTTACAGGCGTGGGAAAGACAGGACTTACAACAGAGGGCAATGATAGCTAAAGCGTCAGCACTGGCTGGCGGTAGAGAAAGCGTTGAGATGAGAGTATTTCCTGAATTCCGTAGATGAATATGAAAACTTGTTCAAAATGCAATTTACCGAAAGAGGAAAAAGAGTTCTATAAAAATAAGAACTTTAAGGATGGTTTACAATATGATTGTAAATTATGTCATCAACAAGAAGGCAAAGAAAATTATTTATTAAATGCACAAAAAATAATTACAAGAACAAATAAATATCGGAAAGAACATCTATGTAATTACCGTAAGTATGTTAAAAATTGGGAATTAAATAATTCCGAAAAACATAAAAGTAGAGTAAAAATTCGTGATGCTAAAAATAACCATACAGAAAAAGGAAGATTAAATAATACTATGTCAGTATATATAGCTAAATCTCTTCATGGTACAAAAGCAGGAAAACGTTGGGAAGATTTAGTTGGTTATACAGTTGACCAATTAAAACGGCATTTAGAAAAGTTATTTAAAGAAGGAATGAGTTGGGATAATTACGGAAAGGTTTGGGAAATCGACCACAAAATTCCTGTTGCAGTTTTTAATTACGAGAAACCGGAGCATTTAGACTTTAAGTTATGTTGGGATATAAAAAATCTTCAACCGTTAGAATGTTCTAAAAATAGAAGTAAACAAGATAAACTCGACAAACCATTTCAGCCCTCGTTGGCTTTGGTGATATAAGTATGGCTAAAGGTTTTTACATAAAAAAGAACCCTATTAATACGCCCCCCTATGCTGACGTTACAGATGTTGCTTTGTCTGCTTTATCCTCGTTGCTTATTAATGGGTTTCTTTATTATTTAAAAGACGAAAAGAAATACCTGACTATGAACAGACCGGGGCTTCTTTCTACTCCGTTTTGTGATTTAGGAGATTACCCAGTTGACGGTTTGTGGTGGTGGTCTTCTCAAAAAGTTCTTCTAGCAGTTAGTAACGGACTTGTCTATAAAATAGACCAAACCGGAACGGCAACACAACTAACAGGAGTTACCCTTACCAAAGGACTGACTAATTTTGCAGAAGTCGGCGTAGGCGGTAAGTGCGCTTTTATGGCTTCTGGTGGGGCGTTGGTTTATACTGACGATTTAGTTACTTTAAAAAATCCTCAAGGTTTAGGAGTCCCTACGGCGGCTACTCACGTTACCTACATGGATGACCGTGTTATCGCTAACGAGAAAGATACCGCTACTTTTAGGTGGACTGACCCCGGAGTTTATACCGCTGATGTAGTCGAAGGGACAGACGGAAATAACTATCTATGTATTAATTCTCATGTGGCTGTCTCTATGTCTAATGTGTCAATGAATTTTATCAATGGAACTTTTGACCCCACGGGATTACAGATTTCAAGCCTTGATGGTACTGCTGTGGCGATAGTATCATCTGTAAAGTTAGAGTCGGGAGCTTTTGTATATGGTACTGCTAAAGGAACTTTGTATCTTTCTACTTGGAATGGGATTAATTTCCTAGTTGGAGCAGGAACATTTTTATATAGATCAAATTCTTCCGGTTATACCATGACGTTTACAAATGGAAGTTATGACCCGACAGGACTTCAGATACAAAATTTGAATAAGAGTTCCGTAGCTGTTGTTGGTTCTGTAACCTTAACTTCGGGTTCTTTTGCTGGAGGCGATGCCGCAGGGACTTTTAATCTTACATCATGGAATGGCAATCCTTTTTTTACAGGAACCAATTACGTTTATAGGTCTGTTCCAATAATATGGAGCACTACAGACAAAAATAGCTATGTAAGTATTAGTGGAGATGGTATTGGATTGACGGTTTTTAGCCAATCCTCTTCACACTGGGGAGGTATAAGGGGAACAGTTGGTGTATCTAGTGGAAAATATTATTGGGAAGTAAAACTTTACGGGGGTACTGATATTGATATTGGTATCGCAACTGTAGCAGCAGATTTAAACAATCAAATTGGAAACGATGTTTACGGATGGTCTTACGCTAGTACAGATGGGTACAAAATTCATAATGGCACTGCGGGTGCTTATGGAGCCGCTTATACTACCGATGATGTAATTGGTATTGCTCTCAATATGGATGCCGGAACTCTTACGTTTTACAAAAACGGAGTTTCTCAAGGCGTTGCTTTTACAGGAATAACAGGAACGGTATTTCCAGCTATTTCAGTAATAACTAGTGGTGGAGCAGCCACTCTAGGACAGGCTAATTTTGGAGCAACTGCCTTTAAGTATTCTGTTCCAGTTGGTTTTACTTCCTTAAATCCTGCTGTTAAAATAGCGACAGCAACAGCAGACCCCATTAGTTCCGTGACTATACTAGACCAAATTGCTGAAGCCACAACTAATCCCATTAGTGTAAATAGTAATCAACCAATTACGGGAAATGCTTGGGCTTCTTATTGGCAATTAACATCCGAAGATGCTTACGCTCCCAATCAAACCATGTGGACAATGAGTTTTTCATACGGTGTTATTAGTCCTACGATCGGGTCAGTGATTCACAGTGCGGATATGACGGCAACAGCCATTATTTCATCTATTGTAATTGATTCTGGTTCTTGGGTGGGAGGAGATGCAGCGGGAACTTTTTATGTGACTGATTGGAATGGAGTCACTTTCCCTATCAATACTTCTGGTAGTATGGGAGATGGGTTATTTGAACTTTTATCTTCACCGGTAAAAAATGTTTGGGTTGAAGGAAGTAGTTACAGTGCCGGATGGCAGGGACTTAGTTTCGCCAACATGGAAGCAAAGGGAGAAACCTTACAGGCTCTTGATGCTCGTTTCGATACAATTATTCTTGTCGGCAAGAAGTCAATCGAATACTGGGTAAATGACGGTTCTTCTCCGTTCTCGAAGTATGAAGGTCTTACAAGTGAAACTGGAACTATCGCCCCTGATAGCGTTATTTTTGACGGGAATATGCACTGGATGATTGATAACGACAGAAACTTCGTTCAACTAATAAACCGTGCCCCTAAAGTAGTTAGTAATCCTTTTGCTTCTCTCATGCAAAAAATGGGAACGATTGAAGATGCTTTTTCTATTGCCGTTAAATGTGACGGAAGAAACTTCATAGTCATTACCTTTCCTACTTCAAATTTGACGATAGTTTATGACGCTGAAAATGATATGTGGCAGGGTCAGTGGGGGTTGTGGAACACTACTACTGCGGAGTTTGACCAGTGGATACCTAGATGCTCCTGTAAGTGCCCTGAATGGGGTTTTGACCTCGTAGGTGATAGAAGGTCGGGAAAAATCTACAAGATAAGCCGTCAGTACGCCACGGATGCTGAGTCAATTTTAAGAGTCGTTAAGAGAACAGGGATGATTGATTACGGGATTAGATACCAAAAACGGTCAGAACGATTGAGGATTACGATTCAAAGAGGAACTGGTTTACCGACTGGTATAGAACCTGTTTTTACGATGAAATCAAAGATTGATGACCAGTCGTGGACTGCTGAAAAACAGGGAAGCCTTGGGAAGATAGGAGATGTTTATTCCATAGTAGAGTTCAGACAGAATGGGATTTTTAGATACAGACAGGATGAATATGTTTTCGCAGACGCAGTGCCCTTGGTACTCGTAGAGGCGGAAGAAGAATTTACGGTACTAAGTAGATGATAAAATCATTGTTAAATCTACCAACCCCTGATGGGCAGGGTAATTATACAGGGCTTCATTTAAAACTGTTTTTCAATCAGATTCTGGTTTTATTGGGGCAAAATGGGTCTATTACTTCGGCGGTTAATTCTTTACAGGATAGTCTAACGCCGATTACCCAAGGAAGTATGTGGCCGGTGGGTTCGGTATTTATCACAATAGGAAACACAAATCCTAATTCCTTGTTGGGATTTGGCAGTTGGACGGCTACAGGTTCGGGAACACTTTTAGGAGCAACTTGCTATGGTTGGAAACGAATTAACTAATACTTTCCGCAAGGGAATAATAAGGGTTGAAGAAATCATAAAGAACATTCCCGGTTCTTTAGGTGAAGACCCGTTTCCCTTGAAACACTCTTTTGCTGACGGTCTATATATTAGAGAAATCAACGTACCTGCTAATGTATGGACGGTGACAAAAATACACAAGAAATCCCATGTGGCGTTTCTTCTTAAAGGAACTCTTTACATTAGGGAAGAATGGGGAGATAAAAAAATAGAAGCTCCTTGTTACTTCATTACTAAAGCAGGAACCAAGAGACTGATTTACCACAAAGGGGATGTTGTTTTGGTAACGGTTCACGCAACAGAAGAAACTGATTTAGAAAAGATTGAAGATGACATTATTGCTAAAAGTTTTGATGAAATTGATAATGTTATCGAGATAAAGGAGATAGGATCATGTCTTGGATAGCAGTAGCAATAATTGGTGGGTCAGTTGTGGGAGCAGGTGGTGCGCTTCTAGCCGGTAGTGAAGAATCTTCAGCGGCAACACAGGCGGCTCAAATAGGGGCAAATGCGACCACCACAGCGGCAGGACTTCAGTATCAGTTAGGTGAAGAAGGACTGGCGATGCAGAAGCCTTTTTACGAGGCGGCTTATCCTCTCTTACCCTATGAAACACAAGCAGGTTTACAGGCTTATCAACAGACTCTACCTCAAATGCAGTCTATCGCCACAAATTACCAGACTTCGCCTTTGACACAGAATATGCTTCAGGGGACTACCGGAGCGATTAATAACGCCCTGTCTGCAAGAGGTCTTTATAATTCCGGTGCAGGAGTTCAGGCTATCAGTTCGGCTTCTCAAAATATCATGGCTAATCAGGAACAAAACCAATGGAACAGGTTGGCTCAACTTTATCAAACTCAAGTAGGGCAGACATCAAGCACAGGAGCTAATGCGGCTGCGGGTTCGGCACAAACTGCTTCCAATTTGGGTTCAGGGTTAGCCAATACCTATATGTCTGGCGCACAGCAACAGATAGGCGCTTTGCAATTTGGTGCACAGTCTCAGGCTAATATGTATTCAAATATAGGCGGTCTTGGAATGGGTGCGGGACAGGGATTGGCACAGGATATTGTAATGAATAATTATTTAAATGGATTACAAGGGGCTGGTTCTACACCTACTTTAGAACAAGGGCCGGCTTATAACCCGTCATATGCTGGTTTAATGGGCTATACGCCTTTTTAATGAGGTAAATCATGGGATTTCAAGAATACTATCAAGCAGGTTTAGGATTGGCAAGTGCGCCTTCTACGGGTATGTTTAATGCTTTTAAACTTAAAGAAGCTCAACAGGGGATGGATATACAAGGGTTACAGTTACAATCCTTAAAACAGCAAGCCGGATTACAGGCTCAAATACCCGAAGTGATGAAGGATGTTGATTACAGCGACCCAAAGTCCTTACAGGAAGCCGCAAGTAAGTTTGCTCAAAGCGGAGATATAAAATCTGCTCAAGAAGTAGCAGGAATAGCCGAAAAGACAGCCACACAGCAACACGCTATTTTTAAGGACAGCCTTGAACTTCTTAAACCGGATAGTGGTGCACCATCAGAAGTGAAATTAAGTGCCTACAATACAATGGCGGCTATGCATAATAAAAGTAGTCATGGCGACCCATGGCCGATTAAAACAACATGGTCAAGTAGCGATGACGCATCCATGAAAAAGGTAAAAGATATTCTTGAAGACCCTAAGTTCAATAACCCTGAAGGTGGAAAACTGAAATTAAAGGCTTTAGAAGAGGTGTTGCTTGACGGGGATATGAGTACCCAGACTCGCCAGAAAATAGAAAAGGTTTTAGAAATTGAAAAATCAACACTTACAGAAAAACAAGATGCCGATGAAGTATTAATTAAAAAAGATTTAACAGATACACTTGGACATCCCCCAACCGCAGGGCAAATTCTTGATGAAAAAGATAGGCGGTTAGCCAAACGAACTCAGACAAACGTTAATATTAAAAACGCTGAACAAAATAAAGACTCTTTTTCTAGTTGGGAACCAGATGTTAAAGAAATGGCTTTTCAAAGAAGATTATTAGGGAAGGAAGAAGCACCTAATTTTGGATGGGGACAAGCTGCGGCTCAAAGTCGAAAGCAATTTGAACATGAATATGATAAGTGGCTTTTAAAGAAAGGAACAACAGCAGAAAGTGCAGTTTCCACAGCACAAGACATGAAAGCATTAGGTAAGGCTGAAACTAATAATGAGCAATTTATTAATAGAACAAATACTTTTGTAAATCAAATTGGACAGAATGTAAAAATATTTAACGATTTAAGAAAGAAATATGGGGTTAATTTTGGGCGGTTAGTTAATAGCGCAAATAATCTTCTTGCAAGGGGACTTACAGGAAGTGGCGATTTAGAATCTTTAAGATTGGTTTTGTTTAGCACCTCGGCGGAAATTACTAAACTTGAAACCAACCAATTAGGAATTGCGACCATTCCTGTTGAACAGCAAAAGACAATTAATAAAATCCACGATCTTAATCTAAACGAGAAAGATATTGAAAAGGTTATGAATACTGGATTGATATTAGGTAAAGCTAGACAAACTTCCTTGACTATGGAAAAAACAAGATTGAAAGAAGCGAGATTAAATGTAGCAAAACCCTCTAGTGAGATGCACGAAATGCCTCCAGCTTCAGAGCATAAAGACAAGATTATAAAAGATACCGAAAGTGGAAAACGGTATAAATCTGACGGAACTAAATGGGTAGAGGTGAAATAATGCCTTACGAATTTGAAGAACAACCTTCTGCCGGAAAGTATGTTTTTGAGGAAGAAGCGTCAAAACCTACCGAAGAAACCCCTAAATGGGCGGCAGCAAACCCCAATTTATATGGTGTTTATGGCGGAGTGAAGGCTATCGGTGAAACATTATCTAATATTCCTTCTTCCGGTTTAGATGTGTTAAAAAACATTACCACACCCATTACACATCCTATTAAGACTGCCGAAACAATAGCTGATATTGCAGACCCTGCAACTGGAATTATTGCTGGTGGAGGTCAAGATAAACGAGAAGTAGTCAAGAAATTCTTTGTTGATAGATACGGGAGTGCGGATAATTTAAGTAAAACTATTAAAACAGACCCCGTAGGGTTTCTTATGGACTTATCAATGGCTTTCGGCGGTATTGAAAGTGTTGCAAAGGTAGTGCCGGGATTAGAAAAAGTAGTTGAAGCCGCTAAAGTAGGAAGCGAAGTTTCTGACCCGTTAAGAATGGCGGGGAAAGTAATAGCACCAGTAGGAAAAGCGGCAAAAGACATTACTACCTCAACAGTAGGCACTTTAATCGGGTACAGCAACGAATCCGTAAAAACAGCTTTTAAAGGCGGAAAGGTTTTTACCGATTGGATGCGAGGAAATAAACGAGCCGAAGAACTACTTGATTCTGTCCATGGTGTTGTTGATGAATTAGCAGACTCAAGAAGGGGTGCATACAAAAAAGATATGGAAGTTATTTCTCAAAATCATATAGGAATTAACCACAAACCTATATCTGATACTCTTGATAACCAGTTAAGTAACTTCGGTATTACAGTAAATAATAAAGGCAAACTTGATTTCAGTCGAGCAACAATGGACAGTCGTTATCAAGGAGATGTCCAGTCAATATATGATAAGGTAAAAAAATGGGGTAGTAAACCCGAAGATTTAACCGTTAAAGGAATGGACATTCTTAAACAACAGTTAGACGATTTCTTCACCGAAATACCGGGAGGGCAGAAAAGAATAGATGCCTTTTTAGCTCCGATAAAAAAACAAATAGTCGGTGCAATAAACAAGGTTGAACCTAAATACGCCGTTATGGAGAAAAATTACAGTGAGTCAATGGATTTGCAAAGAACAATCCAAAAGGCATTTTCCTTGAGAGACCCTTCGGCAGCAGAAACAGCTATTACGAAAGTAACCCAAGCGTTAAGGGATAATAAAGAATTTAGAGCACACCTTGTTGAAACAATGGATTCTAAGACGGGTTCGGAAATTAAAGAAGCTCTAGCAGGGTATCAGTTAAGACAATGGATGCCGCAGTCTTGGATAGGTAGAACAATGGATTTGGGAGCTATCTTTGAAGTAGGTTCAGGGGCTATCAGCCCTAAGTTTCTTGGTCTTTTGACAATTTCTTCTCCAAGGGTAGTAGGAGAATTTGCCAAAGTTTTAGGGGTTGCTTATCGTGCCGCTTCTAAAACAAAGAGTTTAATTCCTGCGGGAATAGGAAATCGTCTATTTCAGGCAGGAAGAATTGAAAACGTAACAGAAGGTCAGCAATGATTAAAGAACCTCATTTACCTTTAATAATAGCGAATATCTTACCTCACTCTAAACAGAGGTATGACACCTGTGGGGATTGGTATGACATAAGCGGAATCAGGCATTTTATAGTTTCCAAAATGAAGAAAAGGGCTTATGAGTTCGCAGTTTTAATACACGAAATGGTTGAGTCTGAATGGTGCAATGAGAATGACGTAAACGTAAAAATGGTTGATGATTTTGACATAGGTTATGAGGGAAAATACAAAGATGACCCCGGTTCTGATCCGAAAGCACCTTATCACGAAGGTCATAAGTTGGGGTTAAAAGCCGAAAGATTTGTTATTGAGAAAGTTTTTAAGTTAGACTGGAAAGAATACGAAGATTACTTGATGGAATTGGAATAATGGGTCTTTATTACACAAGGCAATATACCAAAACACAAACAATAATTATTGGAGTTTGTGTTATAATTCTATTCCTAATTTCAACAGTAGGAATAGCAATATTGTTATACAGCTAAACAGGCAAAAGGAATGAAAATACTTTTTATAAGCCCTACAAATGACGGATACCATTTAGCTTGCCACCTAGCAGACGAAGGAAATACTGTCTATTTCTGGCTAAAAGAAAGTCAGGGAACTTACAAGAACATAGGCAAGGGGAGGGATAATCCTAAAGTTATTAATAGTTTTTATCAGTATATTGATTGGTGCGATTTCGTTATTTTTGACATGACGGGAATGGGAGCGGTAGCAGACCAAATCAGAAAGAGGAAACCAGTAATAGGTGGGGCAGGGATTTGCGATAAGATAGAACTTGACCGAGAACTAGGTCAGAAGATCATGGAAGAATCCGGCAACGAAGAAAACTATGTTGATATTTCACGGCACGAATCATTCAATTCTATAAAGGACGGGATAGCTTTTTTAAAGAAAGAAAAGAACCCGTTTGTTTTCAAGGCACTTGATAATGATGATTCGGTCTGGACGTTTGTAGCCGAAGGCACAAATGACGGACTGATAGAATATATGGAAAACATCAAGAAAAAGAACCTTAAATTTCTTCTTCAGGAGTGCGTAGAAGGTATTGAACTTTCAACCGAAGGGATATTTAACGGACAGCACTTTCTACCTAATTTCTCTCATACGATTGAGAAGAAAAGGTTTATGAACTGTAATCGAGGTCAGAACACAGGCTGTCAGGGTTCAATAGTCTGGTGCTGTGAGGAAGATGAAATCGTAAGGAACGCCCTCTACCCGATTGAGAAAACTCTTTCTGAACACGACTATCACGGAATGGTAGATGTGAACCTTATAGTTACAGACGATAAGTTGTGGTTTTTGGAATTTACACCTCGTTTTGGATACTGTGCGATTGAGAACCTATGGCATTTGATTGACGGAGACAAAACGGAATTTTTCTACAAACTAGCCACAGGGCAGTTGAGGTATCAGGACTTTTTAGAAGATTACTCTATGGCGGTGGTAATGAGTTTCCCGCCCTATCCTTCATATGATTATAAGAAGGGTGTTGAGGCGTTGGAAGGCATGAAGGTTTTAGATTTAAAAAAAGTTAACCCTGAAAACATCTGGTTGCATGACTGTATGTTTAATGAGAAAAAAGAACCTGTTTTAGCCGGAGCCAACGGGTATATAGGGTGTGTTGTAGAAACCGCAAAGACAATCGAAGAAGCGGATAAAAAGGTTTACAAAACTATTAACAATATTTGTCTAATGAAAGAGGTTCAGTTTAGAACTGATATAAGCGAAGGTGTTGAAGATAATATCAAAAAATTAAGAGGTTGGATATGAAAAGAATATTTATTGCTGTAATGCTTGTTTTATTTATCACTATGACCGCATGGGCTGACCCTACACAGGTAGAATTTCTGTTGTCAGGACTCCATGATACTTCAGGTAATCCTTTAAACGGTGGCAGTGTTTACACTTATTACGCTGGAACTACGACACCCCAGTCCTGTTATCTGGACTCGGCAGGTTTAACAGCGGCAGCTAACCCTTTTGTTTTAGATACGAATGGTCAAGCACAGGTCTATTGTAATGGTATGTATAAGTTCGTGGTTGAAAACAGTGCCGGAGTTGTTCAGAATACATGGGACAATCTTGGATTTTCTTCGGTAGCAGATTTGGAAGTCGCTTTGAATGGAACTTTGACTTTTGTTACTACTACCCAGTTTACCATTAGTGGTGATTGGACTACCGTGCTTTCTGTGGGGGCATTACTTAAAGCTAAGTTAAGTTCGGGTTATATCTACGGGCAGGTTAGTTCTTCTTCTTATTCAAGTGTTACTACGGTTAATTGCAGTTGGTTTTCGGGTGCTTTGGACGCCACTTTATCTGCCGCATACTCTTATATGTTGAACTATACCCTTACTTATACAGCGGCTCATGCAGGAGCAAATTCAGATATTACTTCTTTATCCGGTCTTACCACGCCCTTGTCTAAAGCTCAAGGTGGTACGGGTTCTTCAACTTTAATTGTGGCTGATACGGCTAATGCTCTTGCTGACGCTTATATAGACTGGAGTTCTTCTGCTGGCGGTTCAAAAATTCTAAATAAACCGGATATGACAACCTATCAACCTCTCTTAACCAATCCTCTAGTTGCAGGGACAATGACAACAGGAAGGTACTGCAATAAAAACGCAACAGCAAATACGGTAGATTGCGATACTTCAGCAGCGGCTTTACTGACTGCCATAGGTGCGGCTCCCACGGCAAGTCCTACTTTTACCGGAACAGTAACTGCACCAGCAGTAACAGTATCCACTTTTACAGGTAACGCCGAATCCTGTCTTTATGCTGATACAAGCGGCGTTTTACACGCAACAGGAACGGCTTGTGGTTCTAGTGGGGGGAGTGGAGCTAATTCTCTTGGATATTATCTAGTTTCTAGGGCTACAAACGAACCTGCAAATGGTGTTAATCTTGGAGCTTTAACCACAGGGCTTCTTAAAATAACTGTAGGCAGTTCAATAGCCACGCCTTCAACGGCTTCCGATGGGACAGATTATCTCTCTCCGACTACAGGGGTTACGGTAGCTCAAACAGCGGCTCAGACAATCGGTGCAACGGGAACAAGACTAGCTAAGTTGTGGGCGACTGACATTACAGTGACAAATACGATAACCGGAAATTCAGCAACAGCGACTAGTATAAAAGGTGGTAACAGCACAACTGGATTAGGTTCAATTCCTTATCAATCAGATACGGATACAACCACATTACTTGCTCCCAATACTGTTGCGACTAAAAAGTTTTTAAGCCAGACTGGTACTGGGACAAATGGGGCTGTACCTGCTTGGGGAGTATTAGTTTCCGGTGATATTCCTGCTAATGCAGCGAATACTTCAGGAACAGCTGCTAATCTGTCAGGGACTCCTGCTTTACCGAATGGAACGACTGCTACCACACAAACAGCAGGAGATAGTTCAACTAAATTAGCCACAACTGCTTTTGTTGCCGGTGCTGTAACGGTTCCTATTATAAATTTTAACAGTTTTAAAAATGTAAAAATTGCTTACGCCAGTACCACCACAGCAACTATAACAGCAACCGTTAATCCCTATACAGGAACAGGGGCTGTTTCTCTCACACCGGATTTATCGGTTAGCGGTGCAGGTGGGTTAGATACGGGAGCGGTAGCGGCTTCTACTTGGTACTATGTTTTTATTATCTCTGGGGCATCAGGAACTTCATCCTTATTCTCTTTAAGTGCAAATTCACCTACAATGCCTTCAGGATATACTTACTTTACAAGAATGGGAACGGTATTAACGGATGGTTCTAAACACATAGTCCATACACTTCAACAAGGAAAAAGGGTTCAATATGTCAATGCTTCAGGGTTGCCTTTAATGGCTCATGCAAGTACAGGAAATACAACAACACCAACATGGACGGCTGTTTCGGTTTCTGCCTATGTGCCGCCTACTTCGAGTGTTATTTATGGAAATTTATTCGGGAGTCAAAGTGTTAGTGTAGCAGCAAGATCAATCGTTGCTCCGAATAATACCTATGGCGGAGAAGGTGCGACTACTAACGCCTCACCTGTAAGTACGGGATGGGGAATGGCGGAAGCTATCGCTAGGGGAAGTCATTTATTTAGTTTTGTATTGGAGTCCACAAATATTTACTGGGCAACAACAGAGGCTAATTTCTATTTATTTTGTATGGGTTGGGAAGATAATTTATAAACTTTTACAAGGAGAACAATATGAAAAAGCTATTAATCGGAAGTTTAGTGTTGGCGGTGGTTTTAATTTCAATAATCGCATATTCATTTAATGAGGTTGTGCCTGTTTCTTTGGGTAGGTACACTCTATTAAGTGCTGTTACCGCAACTGGAATAGGAAGCGAAGTTGATACCGGAAGAATGTACGGAAAATGGCACTGCACTGTAAGTATGGGCGGTACTGCTCCAACAAGTGTTAATGTAAGCCTATTATTTTCCGACAAGTCAGGAGTTTATGACGGCAGCGGGGTGGGACTTACTACTCAAACCATAACGACTTCTCCGACTAAACTTCAGATAACGGGTTATTACGGAAGATATATAAAAGGTAACTACATAAGTAAAGTCGGTGGTGATGGAACTACGTCAGTAACTATATCATGTACACCGGTAGCTTTCTAAGGGAGGGGCTATGAAAAAATTACTTTTAATATTATTTATTATTCTAGCAACATCCGGTTTGGCATGGGGAGATAATGTAATCGGAAGTGGGGGTGGGCTTACCGGCGCATACACGACAAACGACTGCGTGAAAGTAAATGCCACAGGTCAGTTAGTTTCTGCCGGGGGTGCTTGCGGTACTTCATCTATGGTTTATCCCTCTGGAACGGGGCTTGCTAGGGCTACTGGTGGTGCTTGGGACACTATAGTCGCTTGTACTACAAACTATCCTGTTTTGGGTTCAGGACAATGCGGTTCTGCGGCAATAGGGAGTGCGGCATATACAGCTTCAACGGCTTATGCTCCCTCAAGTGGAATTGCCTTATCAGCTCTTGCAACACAGGCAACTCATACTATTCTCGGTAATAGTACAGGAAGTACGGCAGTCCCTACGGCTATGTCCGTATCTGATACTCAGACCTTACTTGGTTTAGGGGCATCTGCCTATCATGCTGATAATTACTTTTCTCTCTTAGCAGGTTCTAGTTCTATTACTACGTTAGGTACAATAGGAACTGGTGTTTGGCATGGAACAGCTATTGATGATACCTATATTTCGTCTGCTTCTACATGGAACGCAAAACAAGCTACAACTGGTACGCCAGCAGGATTTGTCATAGCTTCACAGGCAACGGGTGACTTGTTATACGCCTCGTCTGCTTCAGCTTGGTCACGACTTGGAGTAGGCACAGATAGTTATGTTCTGACTGTTTCTCCTTCAACTCATGTGCCGGTATGGGCTGCGGCATCTGGTGGTGGTTATACAAATCTTACTTCTTTTACAGGACAGACGGCTTGGAGGTTATTCTATTCAAACACTTCAGGAGTAGTGACTGAATTAGCTTTAGGTGCAAACGGAACTTATCTGATGTCTAACGGGGCGAGTGCCGCACCTACTTTCGGTACTCCTTCTGGTGCGGGTGATTTCAAGGCGGACGCTTCGGTAGCCCTTACAGGTGCAATTAAGCCGAGTACCTTTGGTGGGCAGAATATAGGAACTACAAGTTATCCCTTTGGCGACCATTATTATTTTGGTGGTAGTGGGGGTTCATTTTATCTTGATCTGAATGGTACAGCGGCAACCTCGAATAAAAGCATTATCCTTCCAAATCTAGCCGGACATCTTTTAGTGACCACTGATACATCAGTAACCGCTGTTTCCACCACAGTAGCCAAGTTAAATTATTTAACCAATGCCGGAGGTACGACAGGAACGGATACAACTAATCTTGTATTTTCAACATCTCCTGCATTAACGACTCCAACGGTGGCTACTTCTATTGCTCCTCCTTCCTTTGGTACAGCGACATTGGGAACGACAGCACTTCCTTTCAGTCACTTATACATGGGAGCTAGCGGTGGAACATATTATTTCGATATAACAGGTACACCGGGAACATCAAGCAAAACTCTAACAATACCCAATGAAACAGGAACTTTCTGTACAACAGGTTCAGTCTGTAGTGGTTATCAAGCAAGCGGTTCTTATTTAACTTCCGCTTCCACTTTAGATGCGACTAAACTTTCAGGCAATCTTCCGGCAATCAGCGGAGCTTCACTGACGAGTTTACCAACGCAGGTTTCCAATACGGCTTATAACTCTACGACTTGGCAGACAGAAACAACTATTGCTCCTTCTGCCAATGCTGTTTCAGTTTATTTAGAGTCAAAAATGCCAGCAGGGACAGACGGTACTTATGGTGCAGACACGACTAGGAATACAACATATTTTGCCTGTGTAAGTGGGTATGACTGTTTCGGTTCAATGGGGGGCAAACCTGTTTTTAATACCAATGGAACTGCGAATACTGCATTTAATACATTGGTTCTTGGCCCGGCGGCGACACAGATTAGTTTCAGTGGTACTCTGACCAATGGAAAGGCTTGTACCTTTGCAACTGGCGGTGCGATTACCTGTAATACTACTTTAAGCGGAACTGGCGATTTTATGGCTGATGCTACCGTACCCTTAACAGGAGCTATTCATCCCAGTGCCTTTGGCAGTCAAAATTTAGGTACTACAAGTTATCCCTTCGGTGCTCATGTTTACTTAGGGGGAAGTGGTGGAACTTACTATATAGACTTAACAGGAACAGCGGCTTCTACAAATAAGACTGTTACTATTCCTAATGAAACAGGCACGATTTGTACGACTGGAAGTGTGTGTTCTGGCTATCAAGGGACAACTGGTACTCCGGCAGGTTTTGTCATTGCTTCACAAGCGACAGGGGATTTACTATACGCTTCTTCTGCTTCGGCTTGGACAAGATTGGGAATAGGAACAGATAATTATGTCTTAACTATTTCTGGTTCAACTCATTTACCAGTATGGGCGGCATCGGCAGGTGGTGCTCCTGCTCTTGACGCCGTTACCGATCCTTCAGGAGCAAAAACATTTACCTTATATGACAATAATGCTTCTGCTTTAAGTTTTGGCTCTACAGGTGCGGCAGATATTTTAAAGATTATCACGACCAATTCGGCAGAGGGCGTTTCTTTAAGCAAGACGCTTTCTGTAACTGGAAACACGACTATCAATGTAACGGGTTCTACTCAATGCCTCCATGTCAATACTTCAGGTGTTATAAGTGGAACTGGTGCGGATTGCGGTAGTGCTGGTGGTGGGACTATTCTCGGTTCGTTAGCGGCAAGTGCAAATTACATTCCTTCTTCAACGGGGACTTCCAATACCATTCAACTTTCGTTAGATACGATTGATCCGACTACAGGTGCAATTACTACTCCACAGCAGACAACTCCTGATTACTATTATTTCCGTCCGGGTTCAGGTGCGACTAACCCGACTTATTATCGTGGGTTCTTAGGTCCAGCACAACCTGTCACTGGTTTTACAGCGTATCAGTTACCAAACGCTGACCCAACGGCAGGACAGGTAATGTCCTTCGGGGCTGTATCATCTAATGTGAGTGCGATTACTTGGATAACACCTGCTATAGTCAATCAAACAATGTATATAGGTTCTACGGCGGTAGCTATCAATAGAGGCACGGCTTCATTAGCTTTAACTGGGATTACAAGCATAGACGGTTCAGCGGCTACTTTAGCTTCTGGTGGTACAGGTGTAACAGCCGCCAAAGATACCGATTCAACAGTAATAGCAACAACAGAATACGTTGATAATCAGTTCGTTATTATCGGTTCTGGTATGACAGCAGGAAGGGCTTACTACTTGGCCGCAACTACAGGAACTCTAACAGAAGCAGACGCAACCTCGATTACGACTTTACCCACTCCTGCAATATGCGTGGCGACTTCAGCTACGGTTTGTAGAAGGATAGGCAAATGGGTTACTACAGGACTTACAGCAGGAGCAATGTATTACGTTCCGGTTGGGGGTGGTGCGGTATCAGTATCTAAACCAGTAGCTTCGGGAAATCAGCAACAGGCAATAGGACAGGCTTCGAGTGCAACAGTTTTAGAAGTGTGGGCTAACAGAACAGTTATAGGATTTTAATTATGAAAAACATATTACTATTTATTAAATGGTTTATAATTCCGTTCTTAGTATGTTTTTTGGGTTTATATTGGTTTCTATTAGTAATCAATACGGAATCTGCTTATGCGACTAATCTTGTCAATATAAACGGGAACGCAATCGGCTCGATAGTAAACTTCGGCGGAAATGCGGTTTCAGGAATAAATAATGTAGATGGGAATACGATAACATCAACCCCCGGTGCTAATTGTTCAACAGTAGTTTGTGCTGCTGATGTTTCCTGCACCTCTGGTTATTGTTCAGGTACAGCATCAACCTGTATGGTGAATGCTGAAACCTGCACAGCCAGAGCCAGAATCCTTGGAATTGATTCTGGAGCAACAATCAATGTTGCCAATATTGATGGTGCCTATACTTTGATGAAAGATGGCACCAATGGTTTTTCTCCTCTTCAGTGGTGTGCAGCCAGATTTGCTTATTCCATCTCCTCTGGTTCTTATGTCAGCACAGTCTATGACATCACTTCTCACGCACGCGATATGTCTGGGCATGGCACAAGTTCTTTGCGCCCAGGCTATACTGCAAATGTTAAAAATTCCCAACCGGGATTTGATTTTTCCGGAAATCATTCTGAATATTTTCAAGGTGGAGATTTAGGCATTACAGGAGCAAATTCAGGATTTATTATTGCACATGGAGCTTCTGGCAATGTCACTAGTGGTTATCTATTCCAGTGGGGTGATTATAATTTAAAGTTTTTTGCAATTCACACAGGAATAATGGATCCTTATTATTATTATATACATAATAGTGACCAGACTCATTCTCTTTCAGTCACTTCTGCGATAGCAACCACCTCTACAACTTTTTATTTATGGAACTGGAAAATGGCAGCCACAAATTGGCATATAGATAATTTTTCAGATAATGTCACAACTATTGGCAGTGCCACAAGTCAAAATGTCACTCCGGGTGGAGTTTCTGAATGGGTGGGAACCTATAATATAAGTGAAACAACTCATGGTGGTTATTGGTATGGGGATGTAGCAGAATGGCTGATATTAGGTTCAGAATATACTTCTGGTCAATATACAGCAATCACAAATTATGAAAACGGTGTCTGGTCGTTATGGTAAAAAAAATAAATAAAAAATTATTATTATATATTTTGGTAATCCTTCTGGTGATTGCTCCTATGCCATTTTCAATTCCTTCAGCATATGCTGCCCATGTTGATGCTCTTTTTGTTGGGGACAGCATAATGAGTGGGATGTGTCAATATTGCAGCCCTGAAGATATTTCAACCATGTATCAAATGGTGACAAACCACAATGGATGTTCCAGTTGCCCATGCGGAGATACAACTTCCCAGATTGCATATTGGTGGAACTATTATATTGGAAGTTCTCACACTTATTATAATGCTGGTGGTTCTGGAATGACTTGTGCTCAAGTTGATACCTTCTTAACTTCAATGCTAACCGCCCATCCGCCACAAAGGGTTTACGTTCAATGTGGAACGAATGATGTACCCACTACTACATTTCCACAAAACCAAACTTACTTTGATAGTATGGTAACAAAAACCCACAATGTAGGAGCAATAATACTTTTTGGCAATCTTCCGTCAAGAGCTTCAGCAACAAAAACACAAGCATTAAATTGGAATAGTGCACTTGCTTCATGGCAAGTAGGACAAAGTAATGTCTATGTAATAAATACTTATGACGATATGGCAGATGCCACAACAGGAAATTTAAAAACAAACTATGCTGGTGGAAATGGATATGGATGCCAGAACATCCATCCTTCCATTGCTGGATTTACAGTGATGGGACAAGATTTTGCCAATGCTCTGGCATGGCCTTCACCCCCGCAACCCCCTCTCAATGTTGGCGGTGTCCTTAGTGGGGCAGAACTTCAATAGGAGAAAAGAGAATGAAGAAAATATACTTACTTTTACTAATACCATTTCTATTCGGGTTTACGGGGAAGTTTACTGGAATAATAGGAACGCCTTGCACTCCGCAGACGATTTCCTTCACGCAACCTGCCGATATGACAGTTGGTGATGCAGACCAAACCTTGACTTATTCAGCTACTTCAGGGCTGACGGTATCTTTAGACACCAATAATCACTCCTATTGTACAATAGTTTCCAATAAACTTCACGCAGTTGCGGCTTCGGGTACGAATGGGTGTACTGTTAAGGCTACCCAAACAGGGGGGGGGCTTTATTGTGCGGCAACTGAACTTGATAGAAGTGTGACAATTTCACCTGT